TAAAAAATAATATAAATAAAATTGAAAAATAATATAAATAAAATAACAACAATATACATATATATTATATAATTCAATGGCAACAAATTCCTTACTTTTTCCAATAAAAAAAGACAGTAAAACAATACATCATGATGTTATTGTTAATATTATCAAAATGTTTGTAGAAAGAAAATGGATTAACAAAGATTCAGAAGAAAATATAATATCAACATTGCTTACAGAACAAAATGATAATGAATTATATACTATTCCGCTTGATAACATACTTGTAAATAATGAAGATATACAAAATTTTGATGGAAGTAAAGTTATATTAAAAATTTTACATCAAAAAATATCAGGATTAAACAAAACACCAATATTAACAGATTTTATTGAATCATTTAATACAAAACATCGTATTGTAATTGTTGATAGTATTTCAGATAAACCACAATCTCAATTACAACAACTTTCTCATGTTGAAGTATTTGTTGAATCATTTTTTTTGATTAACTTATTAGAACATGAATGTTCACCCAAATATGAAATTTTAACATCAGAACAAAAAACAGAAGTTATGAATTCATATCAATTAACAAAAAAACAAATGAAAAAAATGTTTGATAGTGATGCTGTATCAAAATATCTTTATCTTAAATCAGGACAAATTGTTAGAATAATTAGAAATAATGTATTATCCGCACACGCTATTGATTATCGTATTGTTATTCATAAACAAATATCAACCAAATAAAATAATAAATAATAAAATTTTATTAAACAAAAGTTTAATAAAATATTTATTCACGAATATGACGATCAAGTTCAATCAATGCATCGGTCTTGTTTGAAAATATAAACTTATTTTCTTTATTGATAGAAGCAACCTTTATTTTGAGGTCAAACAATTCATCCTTCTGAATATTTTCCATTGACAGATAAATACTTGAAGGAAGGAAAGCGTATACACATTTCTTCTTAAACAATGAAATGTAATCCAAGCTACTGCAAACATACAAAATTACTGATCCTTCTCCTTTGAATTCATCCATTGTATAATCCTTGAATTTCTTAACCAATCTCTTCATGCTAACTTTGTTGTTTGTAAAACGTGTAATGTCTTCATCTGTATGATCAATGTATGCGTCTGGGTGATCAAGATCAAACACAATAAAATCATTATCACACAAATATTTGATGATCAATTTCTTCAATTCTTCATATGGTACAATCAACAATTTTGCTTTTCCTTCCCCATAACATGTAATGAATCTCTTAATAAGACTTGGGGTTGATTTCATCAACAAACCCCATGGAATAGAGAGTTCAATCATTGTATATATAATAATTATCAAAAATAAAATAAAAAAGATTTTTTATTTTATTTTTTAAACACATTAAAACATATTTTTATAATTTTAATGTTTCCTTCACTAAACGCATATTCTTTTTAAGCGACACAACATCAGCACTTAACATTTGTATAGTATTTTGCATTATATCAGTAGCATCAGCATCACTTAACATTGATTTACCACGTTGTTGTTCAAAATTATTTATTGTTTCTGTTAATTTTGCAAGTATATCATTATGTGTTTTTATTGTATTTTCAATACTATTTATTTTATCACTCAAATTATCTATTTTTGATATTGATTTCGTTGTTGTTTCAAAATGTTTCATTTTTTCATCCATTTCTTTGATATAACTTTTATATTCAGACATTTTAACAGCTGGAATATTCTTAACATCATTTACCAATGATCCAATTTGTTTTTCAATATCTTCCAATTTAGTTGTATCTTCAACTTTTTTTTGTAGTTCAATAATTTGTTTTTCAATATCAGAAAACTTAGAATTATCTTCTGTTTTTCGTCGTAATTCAATAACTTGTTTCACAACATCAGAAAATTTAGTTGTATCATCAGTTTTTTTCTTCAACTCAACAACTTGTTTTTCAATATCAGAAAATTTAGATGTATCATCAGTTTTTTTCTTCAACTCAACAACTTGTTTTTCAATATCAGAAAATTTAGATGTATCATCGGCTTTTTTCTTTAACTCTACAACTTGCTTTTCTATATCAGTTATTTTAGTAGTATCATCAGTTTTTTTCTTTAACTCCACAACTTGTTTTTCAATATCAATCATTTTAGAAGTATCATCAGTTTTTTTCTTCAACTCAATAACTTGTTTTTCAATATCAGAAAATTTAGATGTATCATCAGTTTTTTTCTTCAACTCTACAACTTGCTTTTCTATATCAGTTATTTTAGTAGTATCATCAGTTTTTTTCTTCAACTCTACAACTTGCTTTTCTATATCAGTTATTTTAGTAGTATCATCAGTTTTTTTCTTCAACTCTACAACTTGCTTTTCAATATCAGAAAATTTAGAAGTATCATCGGCTTTTTTCTTTAATTCAACAACTTGTTTTTCTATATCAGTTATTTTAGTAGTATCATCAGTTTTTTTCTTTAATTCCACAACTTGCTTTTCAATATCAGAAAATTTAGAAGTATCATCGGCTTTTTTCTTTAATTCAACAACTTGCTTTTCAATATCAGCCATTTTATCAATATGTTTTTTTAATTCTGGGTTATATTCTATTTGTTTTTTTAAATCTTCAATTTCTATTATTTTTTTTATTTTTTCATCTAATTCATTAATATGTTTTTTTAACTCATCTATATCACTTATCTTTAATGTTTTTGTAACCAAATGCTCTAATTCATTTATTCTATTCTTTATATTATTTACCTCATTATTTTCAACAATCGGTGCCAGAACAGGTTTTTCTAGAATGACTTTTTTTGCAGGGGTTGTTTCTGTACTTTTTTGTGATTCAATTGCTTTTACAATTGGTCTTTCAACAAATTTACCTCTAACAATAATACGTGCTGTTGCTACAACTGGTTCTGGTACAACAGATGCCATATTTTTTATACCGCCAATCCTTTTATCAGTTAATCTTAATGTACTATCATAATAAGGATTCCTTTTATTATCTGGTGTTCGTGACCTAAATGCTTGTTTCATTTATTATAAATTTAACAAACAAAAAAATAATTATTTTTCTATTATCAGTTAACTATTTAGTTTGTTATTCGTATAACAAACTAAATAGTTAACTATTTAGTTTGTTATTCGTATAACAATTTAATAAATTCTATTTGTTTTTTTAAATCTTCAATTTCTATTATTTTTTTTATTTTTTTTATTTTTTCATCTAATTCATTAATATGTTTTTTTAACTCATTTATATCTCTTATTTTTAATGTTTTTGTAATCAAATGCTTTAATTCATTTATTCTATACTTTATATTATTTATCTCATTATTTTCAATAATCGGTACCAGAATAGGTTTTTCTAGAATGACTTTTGCTACAACTGGTTCTGGTACAACAGATGCTATATTTTTTATACCGCCAATCCTTTTATCAGTTAATCTTAATATACTATCATAATAAGGATTTCTTTTATTATCTGGTGTTCGTGACCTAAATGCTTGTTTCATTTATTATAAATTTAACAAACAAAAATAATTATTTTTTATTATCAGTTAACTATTTAATTTGTTATTCATATAACAATTTAACAAATTCTATTTGTTTTTTTATTATTTAAATAAACTTTTCTGTTCTAATGCGTGGGGCAATGTTTAGTGCCATTAATTCTTGTAAGAATAATTTAAACGCATATGGAATAACTATTTTACTTATTTCAGTATAATTTTGACATGATTTACAAAAATAAATATCCTCATTATCATTACGTTGTAACCGTTGTGCAAACAATCCACATAAGTCACATACATATGTTTCATAAATATCAGAATTATCCAAAAACTTTTCTTTAATAAATTTACTTAATCCATGTGCACATAAAGCATCACGTTCCATTTCTCCTAAACGTAATCCTCCATCTCGTGCTCTTCCTTCTGGTGGTTGTCGTGTTAGCAACAAACGCGGCCCTCTTGCTCTGCTGTGAATTTTATCATCAACTAAATGTTTCAAACGCAAATAAAATGTAGGACCAATAAATATGGCAGTTTTAATTTTTTCGCCTGTCATTCCATTATACATATATTCACAACCATCTTCTTGATATCCTAATTCTTTTAACATTTTCCGTAGTGAATCAATATCTACTTTTTCAAATGATGTACCATCCATTTCTATTCCTTTTACTGATGCTATTTTACCAATCATACATTCTATTAATTGACCAACTGGCATACGTTTTGGAAATCCACATGGATTAATAATAAAATCTGGTTGTATTCCTTCTTCTGTAAAAGGTAAATTTTCACTTGTAATAGTCAATCCAATACTTCCTTTTTGACCGCAACGTGAATTACCAGACCAAACTGGTATATTATTTCTTCTTACATAAATAACTCCATCACCTTCAACAGCACAACAATAAATTTTTCCTTTGTAATATACAATATTATCTTCTTTCTTTGTTTTATTCACTATTATTTTATTTTCTTTATTAATAATAATTTGTTGTTCTTTATCTTTAACAATAATATCTGCTGACCAACCTGCATGTAAACATAATATTTGTAAACTATCTGCAAACTTTTTAGTTTTTGGTATACAATAATTTTCAGATGTATTTAAAAATATACTTGTAATTAATTTTTTACTATGTTCACATCCTAAATTTAATGCCCATTCTGGTAAATCTTCATTTACATTAATTTTTTCCATATAACTTTTCAATCGTTTATCGCAATTATAAAACATAAACGTATCATCCTTATCATTATAAAAACCAAGATTTAATTTTTTATCACATTCAATAAATTCTTTTTTCACATTTGGATTATTTATATTATTTGTTATAATAATACCAAAAAATGTTAACCATGTATCTAAATCTAATTTCAATTCTGGAAGATCATCATAACCCGTTAATACAAAAACATATTTTCCATTTTCCAATACAATTATCTTTCCATCAGCAATTGTTTCTCCATTTCCACTTTCAATATTCTTTTTATAATATACTGTTTTCCCTTCAATAACATTAGCTGTTTTAATTGTAAAATCTTCTTCTAAACTGTCAGACACATACATTCTATGGTTTAATGTTACCATCAAATTTACTTTATCTGATGCAATACAATACATACAATCACAACAATCATATTCTATAACTTCTGTTGGTTGTTTGTAAATTAATTTATTATTTTCAAGACATGCAATAAGATCATTACTTTTTAAATCTGCCATATTAATCCATCCACGATTTTTCGTCAATATTTCTGTAAATTTATCAAAACAACAATATTTATCTCCAATTTTTGGTATTCGTTCTGATCTAACTAATATTTTTATCATTCCATATCCATTTTGATCTTGTATATTTGGATATACCCTGTCAACAACTCCTGTAACATTTGATTTATATGTTTCTGAACTATCGCGGTATTGTTTTCCTCCAATCATTTCTTGTAATGGTGACACTTTACCAATTATAATATCTCCATTATCAACAGATGTTTCTTCTTTTACATAACCATGTTCATTTAATTTATCATATGTACCTGATTTCATTCCTATAACTTTTGATGATTCTGGTTTCATAAATATATCATCTTGTGATGTTGTTACATTTTTATTAACCATTGTCATATATTTTTTTAAACTAGTTGCTCTAAATTTTCCTCGTTCAATACTTGTTTTATTTAATACCAAACTATCTTCTTGATTAAATCCTGTATAACATCCAATAGCAACAATACAATTTTCTCCTGCTGGTAATGCTTCGGTATTCAAATATTTACATATTCTTGTTGATACTAATGGTCTTTGTGGATGATATAAAATATAACTTAAATCCAATCGTTCGCGATAATTTGTAGCATATATACCCATTGCTTGCCTTCCTTGTGCATATAGAAAAATATTTCTAGTACTTTGATTATGTTCAAATAATGGAACATTCGCAACAACTTCCCCACACAACAAACTAGAATGTATTTCACAATGTGTATACTTAACAAAATATAAATCATCATATCTATTAGCAACATGATTATCTGTAACATCATCAACTTTTTGTATTGATTTATTCATTTTATCACGTGCTTCTTTTAATGCTTCGCGACTATGTGCTAACAACAGATATGGTTGTAATTCCATATCAATGTAATCAATAACATTGGGATATCGTACTGTAAATTCATTCCAATTTGTTATTTTTTTATTTGTAATGTCAATAGTGTCAATGGAAATGTTATCAATATGTTCTTTCTTTAACATTAATTCATTGTTTTCAACTCTAATAATTGGTCTGTAAAGTCTTCCGCTATCACAATATACTCTCAATTCACCATTTTCATGATCACATACAATTGAAATACATTTTTGATCAAAATCTCCATTTATTCTTTTTTCATTTAATTCATTATTTAATGTGTCAATTGATTTCGTCATTCCCAACCAATCACCATTTAAAAATACTTTATAAATTGATTGATCTTCAAATAATTGTGAATCAAAATCACAAATATCAATAACATTATTCATTAAATATTCACGTATAATTAGAAATTGATCATATGACATAATTGTAATACTACCAATAATACTCAAATGTTTTGTTAATCCAATTCTTGTATGTTCTGGTGATTGTGTTGGACACAAAAACCCTGTACTTGATTGATGTAATTGTCGTGGGGCTGTTAATTTATTTGTTGAAGCATCCCCACTTTGTGCATCAATTCTTCTCAAATATGAAATAGTTTGTAAAAATGTTAATCTTGGTAATACTTGTGCCACTCCACTTTTTTTAATCCATCTTCCTGTTGATAATGCTGCTTTCATTCCTTGTCCAATTGTATTAGGTTTAATACTAGAAATTATATTATATGGACTATCATGATTACCATTAGTTTTACTTTCAAAAAACTTTTTTAAATCACTCATCATTTTCTTGTAAAATTGTCTAAACAAATCAAATAATAAATCCCCTGGTAAATCAACTCTCTTATTAACATATGTATCTCGTTCATCGGCCGGACATTGTCCCATCATCACTTTAATAAGTTTGTTTACCATCAACCCTAAATATATTGCTTTTTTAATCAATGATCCCTCAACATGTGATAAAAAACTATTTTTAAACAAATACATTAAATGTGATTTCTTTTGTAAAATTTTAATATCTTTATCTGTCTCTGTATATTTTTTTGTTACTCTCATTTTCGGAAGTAAAAAATCTATTGCTTCGTCCCTTGTTTGTATTTTTCTACCATTTTCATCAATACATTTATTTAATCCGGAACTAATAAAATCTAACATATCTTTGTTTTTATCATAAACACAATAATCAATAATATTTTTATCTGTTTCTAATCCCAATGCTCTCATCACAATAAAAACATTTACTTCATTCAATATTGGAACAATTAAATTTAATATACCATCTTTTTTTCCTTTTATTTTTACTACTTGTGATGACCCATGCGGCCTATATGATCGTGAATGAACTTGAGCCATATATGTCACAATTCCTGAATCTTTCTTTGATAATACTAATGCTTTATTTTCAACAATTCTATCTTGTGATATTATAACCTTTTCTTGACCATTAACAATAAAATATCCACCTGGATTGTAAATACATTCTTTGTTTACATCATGATGTGTTGTTAATGTACACCATTTAGAACGAAGCATTAATGGAATGTTGGCAATTACAATATTACTTTCTGTATTTCCCATTTGTTTTGTTTCTATATTTTCTGATGTTATATCAATAATATCTTGAAATTGTGTAACATCTGCTGTTATTTTAATTTCATATGTTAAATTATTTCTTATAGCATCAATTGGATACAATGGTTCTACACCATTTTCCATAACTGGCTCTAACACTCTAATATTTTTATATTGAAATCTATAACGATAACTCTTGTTACCTACAATTGATTCTGATACAACATGATTGCTTGTTTCTAACCATTTAACAATATCTTCTTCCACAAATTTATTATATGAATTATATAAATGATTATAAATATAGTTTCTCCGATTAAAATACAAATCAACTAATTTAAATATATCTTCTGTTGTTAATTCATCATCTTCTTCTTTTTCATTTTTTTTTTCTTTTCCTTTCTTTTTATTTGCAATAACAACCTCGTTTTTTGATTTCTTAACCATTTATTAATATAATTACAATATATATATTTTTATGTATTATATCTTTTTTTCAATTTTTATTTATTTTTATTAAAAAAGATAAATAAAAATATATATTTGATATATTTTTATTTAGCTTAATATTTTCTTCCAATCAATTGTGTCATTTTCATATTTATGAAGTAACTTATTTATTTCGTTAAAAATATCATATTCACAAAATGCTGGATATGATTTCATGGGCTTAGATACTGATAAAGGAGATGGATGAGATGTAACAACAACTTCATGTTTATCCAAATCAACTAACTTCAATTTACCAAATGCATAAGCACCCCATATAACAAAAACAGTATGTTCTGTTTTATCTGAAATATATTTTATTATTTCATTCGAAAAATTGTTCCAAATATTTTGATGTGAATTTATTTCTCCTTCTGTAACAGTTAAACTTGTGTTTAACATTAAACATCCATATTCTGCCATTTTTTCTAAGTTTCCACTTTCTGGTATATTTTCAACATGCCCATATTTCTTCATATTTTCAAATATATTTTTCAATGATGCTGGCTGTCTCATTCCATCTGCAACAGAAAAACATAATCCCATTGCTTGAGGAACAACTCTTTCCTTATACAATTCATAACTTGGATATGGATCTTGCCCTAAAAATACTACTTTTACTTCTTCTGGTTTTGTTTTTTCAAAAGCATTAAATACTAATGATGGATATGGAAATATTTTTTTTCGCACTCCATTTCGCATTTCTGTTAATTTTTCATCAATTTTTTTTATTTCGTCTTTTGAAATCAATTCTTTCCATTCTGTTTTTTTCCAATATTTCCCTAATTTAATGTTATCATTTTCATATACAGTATCCCAATCTTTAATATGTGAATATCTTTGTTTTGTCAATGCCATATTTATACTTATTATTTATTTCTTTTATATACAAAAATTTGTTTTTTCAATTTTATTTTTGATAAAATAAAATTGAAAAAACAAATTTTTAAGTGAGTTAAATATAAGAATATATAATTATATTGTAAATTATATGGATGAGATAATAAACTTTGACAACATAACTGAACATATTTTAAATAAATATTTGGTGGGAATTGATTTTGAAAACTCATTAAATGAACTTAGAACAGAAACAGAAAAAACAGAAAAAATAGAAAAAATAGAAAAAAAAGAAAGTTGTCCATCGTGTAGTGGAGAAAACATTATTGATGATTTTACAAATGGAAAAACAGTTTGTACTGATTGTGGACAGGTTGTTGATTGTATTTTAGATCAAAAAGCAGAATGGAAACAATATGATGACGAAGAAAGAAACAATGGACGATGTGGTGCACCATCTGATCCTCTTTTACCTCAATCAACATTATCAACAACAATGTCGGGTTCAAAAAGAAACAGATTAAAAATGATACATAATTGGGATTCTATGCCTTATAAAGAAAGAAGTTTAAACAATGTTTTTAAAATTATTCATGATAAATGTTTGAAAAACAATATTTACAAATGTATTGAAGATGATGCTAAGATTATGTATAAAACAATAAGCGAATGTAAACATGATAAAGGAAAAAATATTGGAAAATTTGTTATTACACGTGGGCTAAACAGGACTAGCATCATAGCTGCATGTGTGTTTTTTGCATGCAGACGTAAAAACATGTCACGTACACCTAATGAAATTGCAATGTTATTTAACATTAGTCATATTGTTATGAACAGAGGATGTAAAAATTTCTTAAAATTTCTTAAAAGAAAAAAATTTGGAATGAATATGGGAATCATAACAAGTGATCATTTTGTACAACGTTTTTGTAATGAATTACAAATAAAATCAATATTCACTGAACAAGCTGTTACAATAACAAAAAATATTGAGCGGCTCAATATTGCTTCTGTTCATACTCCATTGTCAATAGCATCCGCTAGTATTATGTTAATGGCAGAAATTAACAAATTAAAAACAATTAATAAAAAAAAAATATCAGAACATTTTAAAATTTCAGAAGTAACAATAGGTAAAACATTTAAAAAACTTGTTCCATTTAAAAATATTCTTATAGATAATAACAAAGTTGATAAAATCATTTATTCAAATCATAATGTTAAAAATTATCATTCACTTGAACTTATAAAAAGAATGGAACATTTTGGCGTAAAAAATTCAGATCCATTAGAACAGCAAATATCAGATTTCATAACATCTATTAAAATCACATTTAATAATGTCACACAACAGCTAAAAAATTTAAATTTGCTTGAACTT